ATACACCTTACAAGAGGGGATGTCAAGTACTTTATGAAGCTATGCGAAATCTATAAATTTTACCGAGAAAATCTTAAGGTTTGTTTCTATGTAAGAAGGATACCCCCAAACCCCCTGCTCCCCCCTCCATAAACTAGAGGGTATACATACTATGAGCTAACATATATTTAGCCAAGACTGATTATTAGTTGGCTAACAATACACATGCGAACTATATGTAGGCTTATTATTAGATAGCTAACTATATATATATGAATTATTAGTGTAATCAATATTAGCTCACTCACTATTAGCTAACGCATTGTATCTATGCACACTATCAGTATCCCGCCCCTGGTCCGTTTTGAAACATTACATAGCAGAACGAAACACGAATACCGCCATACAGACCCGTATAGGCCCCTTAGAACGCCATCAGTGCTTTTAAGCACCCTACCCCTATCGGCAACCTGTCTTCACTATTTGTTCGCTCTCTGTGCCTCTCTCGTTCACTATCTGTTCTCTTTAGCCCCCTATTTGTTTTCCTCTTGTTCTTCTATGGCCTATCACAATCACGTTACCTTCTATCATTTACGCTTTACATCATACCCTAACTCAGCCTATGCGCGCCCGCCTTCCTCTTTAATCCACGGGTATCATATTCACATTTTAGAATATGAATGAACCTAATAATCATTATGAATTTCTTTCATTCGACTTTCCCCCAGCCCACTGCCATAAACGTCTCACCGGCTTTCGCTGGTAACGCTTTTTGACATATGCCCTAGGGCGCGCAGTTGGGAACTCCTCAACATTCACATGCGCTTCCCTAGGGTCTGACCATCCGCAATGCTGTAGCCCTATTTGGTGGCTTGCGGGTTAGGTTGCCTCGAATACCGAAAGGGGGCAGAATGAAAAAACATAGGGTATACTTTGTCAATGCTAGGATCAAATCCAAGCAACCGCATACACACACAACGAAGGGATAGCACCTACTCAATAGGGCTGGGACGTTATGGCGGCGAATGCTAAGGGAAGGCCAAATAAACGCTAACAAGGTATAGATACAATCCGCCAAGTGGAATTTGACAAATAAAACTTAGGCGGTCGGTCCCCTGAAAATTAGAGATAGGTAAAAAGTCAGATACAATATCACGTATAGCAAAGGCGCTAAGTCTTAGAGCGAGGATTAGGCACAATATAAAACCAACTAACAGTAACCCGCCCCTAACTTAAAAGGGGGTAGGGTTTTTGTGTTGAAAGAGGCTATTACGCAAACGGCGTGCTGTATAGCATGAAGTATTGCGTTTTGAACGGATAGAGTATCTGCAATCTAAGAGAATAGATAGGCTAGGTGCGACTTGATAACGAGATACTAGCGCGCCTAGCTATACCTGTTTTCTTGAGATAACAGGTTAAATGCAATCCAAAACTGAAGGGAATAAGCTATGACCAATACAAATAATATCATGAAAATCGAGAGCGAGTTTTATAGGTCTCTGGGCAACGGCGTTAAAAGCCTTGGCTACATCAAGGATATGATCCTGTCTGTGGTGGACTCACGGGACACGACTGTTCTTTCCCGTGCTATCCTTCGCGCCGGGAACAAAGGAGACAATCACGCCGATAGGGCGCTTCGCCTGGCAATCTCTCAAGTATTTGAGGGGGCGAAGATGGTAAAGAAGCCCACTGGCGGCGGTATTTCCATCAAAATCAGTGGCACCACCGTGTCCGAAGCCGGTATCAAACGTCTTAAAGACGCGGCTACGTCTGGCCTTTCCATCCGTAGTTCTGCATATGCCAAGATTTTGAAAGGGACCAAGGATGAGGACGAAAAATCGGAATTTGACGTGAAGGCATGGGCCGTCCGTATGAAGAAAGCCCACAAGGATGACCTGGGCAAGATGATTGCAGCACTGCAGGCTGTCTCCAAAGAAGCCTAATCTGGTTAACCAACTATATACCGACGAACTATAGAATGTGGGGTGGGCGTCTTTCCCGCCCCATTGTCATGCAATCAAGCATGTTTTCATAAGGCAACCGATACTAGAAAGGACTTCTATCATGCAAAATAACGTAATCAAACTGACAGCCAAAGGCACATCCATTAATGGGGTGGAAGCACGTAAAGTGTTGACGAATAAGGACATTGCCCTTGCAATCAAGCAAGTCCTCTTTGGCGGTGACAACAACAAGTGATTGAACAGAAAGAGGGTTAGCCCGTGGGTATAACCATAAACTATGGATCATTTTTCTTGGTGTTTGAAGGAGACCACGACTCCTTGGCTTCAAGCTTCTGCTGGAACGAGACAAGAGAGGGCCAATCTTATTGGTCAAGACAGTGTGACGGTATGATTCCCGTTGCATATGTAAGGCTTTCTAAAATGCTGGCAGAGTCTATACCGGCTCCACTCGAATTCATATCTGTATAGGAAAGGAGAACTACTATCATGTTTAAGTATGCCGCAATCACTCTCTTCTTGTCTCTAACTTCATTAACTATGCTTCATGTGGCTATGAGGAATATTGAAGAGCATATTATCCTGAACTGCGGCATCTGCTAGGAGTCCGCAGACAATAGTTTGGGCACAGGAGTGTCCACCTCATCCTGATAAAACAGTAAAGGAATACAAACATGGCGCAATACACACAAAAACAACTGAAAACCATTTTGTCAGAACACAAGCTTTGGCTGCAAGGAGAGGGTGGGCGTCGTGCCGATCTTCGCAAGGCCAATATTCGCTATGCCGATATTCGCGGTGCCGATCTGCGCTATGCCGATCTGAGTAGTGCCAATCTTATCAATGCCGATCTTCACTATGCCGATCTGAGCGGTGCCGATCTTCGCTATGCCGATCTGAGTAGTGCCAATCTTCACTATGCAAATCTGCGCGAAGCCGATCTTCACGGTGCCCATCTGAGCGGTGCCAATCTTCGCTATGTCGATCTGCGCTATGCCGATCTGAGTAGTGCCAATCTGAGTGGTGCCGATCTTCGCTATGCCGATCTGAGTAGTGCCAATCTTCTTTGCGCCGGAAACATGCGTGAAATCAAAACACTGCAAATAGAAAAATGGGCCATCGGCTATACAGCGGACACGCTGCAAATAGGGTGTCAGCGCCACCCAATCAGCAAATGGTGCAAGTGGAACACGCTAGCAGGTCAAAAGTGGATCACGACAATGGATAGGGACGCACTCGACTGGGCGCAAAGGCTGTTGCCTCTCGTTTTGCAGATCATCGACGCAAGCCCCGCAACGCCAACAGGACATGAGGAGACAACGTAGTGACCAATACAAAAATCATTGTCGATGTGCTTCGGTAAGTAATTATTGGCCCGTTAGCTCAGTGGATAGAGCAAGTGCCTTCTAAGCACTAGGTCCTAGGTTCAAATCCTAGACGGGTCGCCATTTACTACCTTATTAGAGTAAGCCTTTAAAAGTGGGGTGTGGTGTAACGGTAGGCACAGGAGACTTAAAACCTCTAGGCTGAAAAGCTGTGCTGGTTCAAGTACAGTTACCCCTACCATTAAAGACTTAGTAGAAAGAAATTAAGTAAATGCCTCAAGTGTATATACGTAGATCGAACTATTGGTTGAGTGCTAAAGAAGGGGAGAGAGTTTATGCTTTAGACTCAGAAAACATACTGACATTTTTAATCCTTTGGCTAAAGGGGTTGAATGACCATGGTTTAGATTACTACTTAGAAGATATGAATAAAGGAGCTAGCAAGCATGAGTTTGTAGCGCCGTTAGACCTATTCTATAACAAGGAGTTGTCAGAATGAGTAAAGAATTCTTTATCATATCTAAGGAGTGGCATCAGGTAACTGATTTTAAAACCAATGAAAGCTACGCCTTAGGCCCAAGCTATTCACTAGAGAATAGTGTTTTATTTTTCCTATACATGTACGAGAAAGGAAAAAGGGATAAAAGAAATTATCTTGCCTCTTGGTTAGAGAAAGAAGCCGACAAAGTAGAAGTATCAATACCTCTTCAATTCTTTTATGAAAGGAACAAAGAATGAGAGCCCAAGCCATAGAAAATCTCATCATTATGATGATTAATGAAGAAGACCCAGTTATCTTGAGGAACCTTAAGACAATGGGAAATATTCTTTTAGACAGAGGGGATAATACTAATAAAAGTGCTTCTGTAATAAGAGCGCTTATCAATTCAAATGTGAAACTAAAGGAGACTAAAGATGTTTAACGAAATGAAAGCCAACGCATGCACCAACGCCTTTGAAGCCCGTATGCTTCGTAGTTGGATTAACCAGTATTCCCGTAAACATGTGAAAGCTACGAAAGCTGGGCGTAACTCCCCTTTCTGGCTTGAGTCCATGTCCGATGTGCAACGTCAACAAAACCTTCTGAGACAAGAGCAAAGGTATCTGTATCTTGCTCGTGCCTTCGTGAGCTACAAGGAATACGGGCAGGTTGAAAACTCTTGTCGTGAAGGCAATGAACCTGCCTTCGATATTCTCGTGGATACTCTTGACTACTTCGGGTTTATCCCTGACGTAGACATTCTTAAAAACTGGCTTGAACGCAAAGAGGTTTAAAATGCCAATCAGCTTTAGAAAGAACTTCCTGCCTAAATGTAATATTCGTAGGTTACAGAATGGCAAATACGTCGCTACAAAAGGGAGCACTAAAGACCTTTACGGTCTTATGGTTTTTAATGGAGTAAACTTTTCATCCTTAAGGCATACAATGAAAAAATACGATAGCCTAGATGAATGCTTAAAGGCATTATACTTATACGCCGTCCAAGAGCATCTAAAGCATATCGAAAGCCCAGAAGATGGTGGAACCATAATGAATGTTTAACTTTTGGTATTGGTTTTGCATGGTAGGATCACTTCTATCATGCTTTGCTATCTGGTCGCTAGGTAGCGTAGTAGCGATGATCAGCTTTCTCTTCTTTACAGGTGCGGCCTATGTAGAGTTTGGTAAGAAAAATTCTGACGACAACGACAACGATGAAAACAAAAAGGACTAACAACATGAAAATCCAACTGGTAAACGAACTGTGTGCACACTTCCAATGGAACCCCGACGAGAAGGACGAAAAAGGTGAAATTAATCTTGAACCAACTGTCAAAATTAATCGTCCTAAGATCAACCATGTCTTCAAGCGGCACTTCAAGGGCACTGGCCATGAGAAAGAATTCGAGAACGCCAGCGGCGATACCCTTTACAACACAATTAAATTCATCCCGTACAACAATCTGATGCTTTACGTAGGTGACCACGCTACTGTTGAAGAGCTTATTGCCCTTGTGAAAGAAGGCAAGAACGAGCTTAAGCAGTATGGCTTCCTGCACCCTGACGACTTCATGGCTTACACTGAAAAAGCTATTGACGTTCAACGTGCCCTCTATAAGGCATTCAGCTCTGGCGCTCACAAGTACGACATGTCTGAAGTTGAATGGGTTATCCCTGATTCCGATATTGTTGAGGCCGTTAACAAACTCTTCGACAGTAAGACTAAGCTTCCCCCTCTTGAGGTTATCATTGACTTCGCAGGCAACCATGGTCAGAAAGTTCGTGAGGCTGCCCTTGAGGCTCGTGATGCATGTAATAAGGCTGAAGGTCTTGAGATTGACATTGAACATCTTCAGAACGAGCTTCGTCGAATGACAGCTAAAAGCATGGCCACTTCGGCTATTACTATTGAGCTTGATGCTGATGAGGCAACAGAAGTGCCTGCTGGTAAGACTGTGACCAAGAAAGCCTCCGAGGTCTTTGACTGCGACCTGAAGGTGGACTTCGATGTAACCTGTATGGAGTGGGAGGGCACCCATCCTTTTGTGCCTAAGATTGATGAGAACTATATCTTCCGCCCTGAGCTTGTTGCCCGTATCCTCTACGCTATCGTCACTAACCAACGTGCCTACCTGCAAGGGCACACTGGTTCGGGTAAGACTACCCTGATTGAGCAAGTTGCTGCTCGTCTGGGTTTCCCTTTCTTCCGTGTGAACTTTGACTCTGAGGTCACTCGTATGGACCTTATTGGCCGTGATACACTCACTACCGATGGTGAAGGCAACACCGTGTCCAAATTCATTGATGGTGTCTTGCCTATGGCTATGTCTTCCCCTTGCTTCTTCTGCTGCGATGAGATTGACTTTGTTCGTCCTGATGTAGCCTACGTGATGCAGGCTGCACTTGAGGGTAACGGTCTTCGTATCTCTGAGGATGGTGGACGAATCGTTAAGCCTCACCCCTTGTTCCGTATGTTTGCTACTGGCAACACTGTGGGTCAAGGCGACGAGATGGGCATGTACCAAGGCGCACGTCCTCAATCCCTTGCCTTCCTTGACCGCTTCACTATCTGGATGCGTGTCGAGTATATGGATCGTGAGCAACGTGAGAACCTTGTTAAGCATCACTTCCCGACTCTTGTTGCGGCAGACAGAAAGGTTCTGTCCTCCTACATGGAAGAGCACCTTGAAGCCTTCACGACTGGTAAGGTTCTGCAACCTATCAGCCCTCGTGGTATGTTGGCCGTAGCTAAAGCTACTGTTATGTTTGGTGATATCCGTGAAGCATTCAACATGACTATCCTTGATCGTGCATCCTCTGATGATCGGTCTACTCTTGCTGGTCTTGTTGACCGTGTTTGCCGTTAATTGAAATAAAGTAAGGAGAATAGGTATGGGTAAGGCATTTCCAGATGGAGCATATAAGAGTTATGGAAAAGGTAGAGTAACTCCTGCTCTTATTTTAGTGAAGGGTGGGTTGGCTTTTACCAACAAAACAGGTCACGATGGCCGCAGACTTTTTAGCATGGCTACTCTTGCTCTTATATATGAACCCTTGGCCATACCTCAATTCTTCTTTACAGACCAAAAGGAGTAGTTCTAATGAGAACTAGCGACTTCATTCACGAAATGACCCAGACTGCTGCGATTCTTGGCAGGTCTTCAGGTACTAACGTAATCTTCGAAGGCGACGAAGCTAAGACAGATGGTAAGACTATCTACCTTCCAGCCTTGTCTACCACGGGTGAGCTGACTGACCACCAAGTTAAGATCATGCGTGGCTACGTAGACCATGAGGCTGGGCACCATAGGCATTCTGACCTTGAGCGTATCTTGGACTTCTACGCTCGTAACGGCAACAATGGGCGTAAAGAACTTTCAACAATCCATAATTTCCTTGAGGATGCGTGGATGGAAGAAAGGGTAATCAAAGACTACCCCGGCTCTTACAAGAATCTCAAGGAACTTGGGGAAACAGTTAAGGCACAGGAGTACAGCAAGATTAAGGACACCCCCGATGATGTTCTTGGTAAGCTGAATACTCTTACAGCAACAATAGCTATCTCCAGTCAACAGCCTAACTATCATGCTGAAGGTAATAAGCATGATAAATGTCTAGGGTTAGTCAAAGACGATAAGATTAAAGAATATGGTAAGCTGTGGGTTAAACAAGCTGTAGAGGCTAAGGACTCTGAAGAGCTTATCGCTTTGGCTAAAAGTATCTATAAACTTATCCAAGAGGACCCTGAGATGGAGTCTTCTAACCCTGAGGACTTTGACCCTAAGTCTGGTGAAGGCATGGACGAAGGGGAGAAAGCTGAGAACAGTGAAGAAGGAGAAGGTAAAGAAGGTAAAGTGGATGGAAAGTCTAAAAGCATCCGTAAGTATCTTCCAGATGATTACATCCCTGATGCAGCCAAGGCTGTCAACAGTGAGGAAACTGGCGATGGTATTGGCGGTGGTATCGGTGGTCAGAACGGCCCACTTAACGGAGCCTACCGTGTTCTCTCAACTAAAGATGACATAGAGTACCGTAGGGGTGAGGCACGTAAGCCTCATGGCTCCCCTCATGTTTACGATGTAGTCAACTCCACCGACTTTGAGGCTTACCAAAAAGTTATGAATAGTATTGGCTCAGACGTTCGTATCATGCGTAGTAAACTCAAACGTAGCCTTATGGCTAAACAGCAGCGTGACTGGGACTTCGGCAAGGAGTCTGGCCGACTAGATAATAAGCGTCTAGTATCGGCTTACAAGGGCGTAGGGACGGTCTATAAGACACGTACAGACCGTGAGGAGATGGATACTGTAATCACTATCTTAGTGGACTTGTCAGGCTCTATGGGTGGCCGTAAGGCTATTGTAGCCCGTGACTGTGCCGTGGCACTAGCTGAGTGTATGGATGCTTCAGGTGTTGCCACAAAGGTAGTCGGGTTCTCTAACAACTCTAGTATTAGTTCTGTGCCCAGAGGAAAAGATAAGTTTCATAGGGTAGAACGTCTTGACACGTCTGTCTTTAAAGACTACAATACTCCTCTTAGGACAGCTAGAGCAGCTATTGCTGAACTTCACCATGCTATTGGTGGTAATAACACTGACTACGACTTCATTGTCAATGAGCTTGCTTACCTTAAACGCCGTCCTGAGTCTCGTAAAATCCTTTTCGTACTGTCCGATGGTAGCCCCTCTCACGCTGGATGCTCTTGGGGTGCGTCAGGTGGAGACATCAAGCACTGTAAAGATGCTGTAACCGAGGCTACTCGTAAGGACGGTATCGAGTGTATCGGTATTGGCATCCTAGACAAAAGCGTTGAGCGTATCTACCCGAATGCCGTTGCTGTTAACGACATTAAAGAACTGTCTGGCACTGTTTTCACTAAGCTGACCAGCCTCCTTTTGAAAGGGCAATAGTATGAAGAATGATACCACCTTAGTGTATGGAAATTTACATACGCCTACTGTGTACATAGGAGAGGTAGGCGGTTCATGGAAACCAGTCACTCTGCATGGGAATATTCGCCGCTCTTCGTCAACCAATTGTAGAGAATTAAAGAAAAACCTAGACCTTGGAGGCTATTCATATTTTGCATTTCCTAAGGAGTTCTTGAGATGCTAAACTTTGTATACGATACACTAGGACGAACAGAATTTGTGGGGAGGTGTTTTAATGATGCCGATGTACGAAGGATAGGTAGTCTAAGGTTGTTCTTCAAGGACGACCCTGAAAATTTCAGAAGGACACTAGAGGCCAGGGATTTTAGTTACGCCGCCTATCCTAAGGAGTTTATGTTTAATGAGATGTAAGTGCTGCAACAACCCTAATACTAAATTTATCTTAGATGACTTTTACTGCACTAAATGTTCGGGGGTTATCTGGACTACTATCAGAGAGGACAAGGAAGACTACTATGAAAAGTCTATCAGGGAGTTATCCTATGTCACGCCCAAGGAGGAATAGAGGAGTTTTAATGTTACTACTAGGAGATGTGGAAGCTAATGGATTAGAGCCTACTAAAATTCACTGTATCGCTACTCAAGAATACCCTAAAGGGAGTAAAAACCTATTCACTTCAACTAAACTCTTCGAAGAGTACTACTTAGACACTAAACCCAAGAAGTCTTTCTGGCACAATGGGTTAGGGTACGATGTTAAAGTAATTAATAGACTTATTAAACCTAACTTAATTGACCCTAAGACTGTAGTTGATACAATGGTTGTGAGTAAGACTACTAATTACTCTAAATTTTCTACTCACTCCCTAAAGGAATTAGGTGAATACCTTAAGGTATACAAAGGGGATTACGATGGAGGCTGGGACGAATACACACCTAAGATGGGTCTCTATTGTGAGCAAGACGTAGAGGTATTAAAGGCTATTGTGGATCACTACTGGAAGTACATCATTGATCCTGACTGGTCTGATGCTTTTCGACTAGAACACGATATAGCTATTCTCTGTGACGAAATGCACTTCAATGGTTTCTTGTTCAATAGGTCTAAAGCTAAGAGTCTATTAAAAGATGTTAAAGACAAGATGGGTAGGCTTGAGAAAGCATTCAAAGCTGAGTTCGACTCTAAACTAGAAGAGGTTAAAAGACTTAAGCTTAGGTATAAAGCCGATGGGACGTTGTTCTCAACTGTACAGGCAGCTATTGATACGTATCCTAAGGTTGTCTTCGACACTGACACCCATGAGGCTATAGTGTACGACTACATTGAGTTTGATCCAGCTAGCCCTAAGAAGAGAATTGATGTCCTATGGGATGCAGGCTGGAAACCATTTGAAAAGACTAAAGGACACATTCAAGCTGAAAGAAGTAACAGAAGATGAGTAAAGGATATATTTTATTCGAACAAAACAGTAAGTGGTGCTTAGTTAAAGATAAATCACACTTCTTTGTCTTTAATGGTGGTAAGACTTCCCCTGCTAACTGCCATACCTTAGTAGGCAACAAGAGGATAGTCCAACGTCTAAGACAAAAACACGGCGAAGACTATAAGGTTATCGCAACGCCTAGAGAATTTATGGAGTAGTTTAAATGAAATTGAGTTTCTATTGGGGTAGGATAGAGACTCCTACAGTACGCTTCAACGCGGGAGTTGACCATGTCCGAAGGATTTATAATCCCACTATACCAGAAAAAAATTACAGGCACGTTATTAGTATAAAATGTAAAGTAATCTTATTCCCCGAGGAGTTCCTAGTATGCAATTAAACATCTTGTTTAAGTTTAGAGCAAATGAGTAAGCAGACTATTCAACATGGAAAGTGTCCTGAGTGTAACCACAACGACTGCTATAGTGAATGGGATAATGGTGGTTACCATTGCCATTCATGTGGCATCAAAGGGACGCATAAAAAAGAAAGAAAAGAAATAGTGGATGAAGGACTTACTAGTCAAGTAAAGACTTATAGAAACTTAACTGAGAAAGCGGTTAAGAAGTATAAGACGGAAACATTAGTAGATAGGGATGGAAAAGATGTATCAAGAATTTACCACTATCCTCACAAGAACAAATGTAGAATTCTTCCAAAAGACTTTAGCCAGAACAAAGGCTTCACAAACGATTATCTATTCGGAATGGATTTATTCAATGCTGGCTCCAGCCGCTCTATCACTATTGTAGAGGGTGAGGATGATGCCCCTGCTGCTTGGCAAATGCTTGGAGGTACTAAACCTGTAGTAGCTATTCCGGGTTCAGAAATAAAAGAAGCTCTTATCAAGAACTGCTTCGACTATTTAGACTCCTTTAAAGAGGTTATTGTAGCTACTGATTCAGATGCAGCTGGAGACAAGGCTTGGAACCGTATCGCCTCTCTCTTTCCCAATAAGTCCTACAGGGTGTCTCTGACTAAACACAACGACCCTATGGAGTTCCTAGCTGCTGGTGACTCATCAGACTTTAAGTTTGCATGGGAGAATAAGACTAAGTATACACCTGAGTTTGATACAAGTACTCCAAAGGATTACCTTAAGGTATTAGACGAAGGCGAAGATGATGCCTTTATCTCATCCGGTATCGAAGCCTATGACAAGAATAACATGGGACTATTTCAAGGCCATGTCACACTCTTCCAAGCCCCTGAGGGCACAGGTAAGACCGAGCTATTCCACTTCTTTGAGCATCAGCTTATCACTAACTACCCTGACATTCCCTTCGCTTCTTGTCACCTTGAAGAGGCTAAACGTAGAACCACACTCGCTTGGGCCTCCTACGACTTAGGTAAGAACGTAACACGTAAAGACCTTATTAAGGATATGGGAGAGGTTAAGGACTCTATCTCTCGTATGACTAAAAGTGAGAATGCCCACCTATTCAGTATAGGGACTGAAGAAGACCCCATGGTTCTTATTGACAGAATTAGGTATTACCATAAAGTATTCCAGTGCCGGTATTTCTTTATTGAACCTATCCAAGACTTAGCTCAGCAGTACGATGGTCCTGAGAGTACCGAAAGGTTCCTCAGCAAGATTGCAGTGCGGTTAGCCCGTATCGCTTCAGAGCTTAACGTAGGTATCTTACTTATCGCCCACGAGAATGACGAGGGTAAGGTTAGTGACTGCCGTAAACTGGCTAAACAAGCAAGCGTAGGTGTTAGGTTGGAGAGAGATATGGATAGCACAGACGATGTTGTCCGTAACCTTACAACACTGCGAGTACTTAAGAATAGGCCAGCATCTTTTGTTGGGTTCTCAGGTCAGGTCAGTTTCGATCCAGAGACTTTCGTATTGTCTGAATACTATGGGGATTAAAATAAGAACAACTAACTTAGCGTACGAGTACGCCATATACTACAAAGAAACAGAGGAGACGTATATTCAGTTAGACGATAAATACCTATCTATAGACGACAAAGTGTTGTACACAGGTCGTCTAACTTTGAATGTGTCCGAAAAAGGCGTTAGCGCACTAAGAGCGCCAAAGGAGTTTTTCTATGCGAACAGCCGACTTAAGATTTGAATTCGTATGTCAAAACATCGAAGAACCTAAGTACTCGTATATTTTCAACGGTAAAAGGCAAAGAGTGTCTTTAAACGTGGAAAAGATTATGTTTCGGTATGATGCCTCAAGTAGTCTTTCCATTACCGGCTATAAGGTAATAGGAATGCCTAAGGAATTTCATTTCAATGACTGAATTCAAAAGGGCTTTAATCTACGCTACAAGCAAAGATAAGAAAAGAACTTTTGTAAAGTACGAGGACCGTAAACATGTTGTGGTCTCAGCTAACGGACTAGTACACGAAAGTATATCCTCTGTTTCTCTTGAGGAGAGACCGACCTTTATGGGGCGCTGGACTTCCTCGTCTTATATAACTACACCGAAGGAGTTTGTTATTGCATAAAGAAAAAGATAGACTAGAAAAGTTTAAGAGGTACGGATGGAAATGTAACGAAGCTAACCTAGATACCCTGCCCACTACAGCCCCTCAAGCCGCTAGGGACCTTGCTCAGTGGCTTACACTAGAAGGTAGGCGTAGCTCCCTTGAGGAATGGGTTAATTGTGTGTCAGACAAAGACAGCAAGGTGCATGGCAAGTTCTGGCATATAGGAGCATGGACTCAACGCATGTCACACTCAAGCCCTAACCAAGCTAATATTCCATCTGTCTTCACAGGGAAGGCTGAGACAGCCGTACAGCTCATCAAAGAAGAGTATGATGGACAGCTTAGGGAATTATTTATGGTCCCTGAAGGGTCTTATTTAGTAGGTTGTGACGCTGAAGGCATCCAACTCCGTATTCTAGCTCACTACATGAAGTCAGCTGAGTACAGAGACGCTATTGTGGAGGGGAAAAAGGAGGATGAATCAGATATCCATAACGTGAACAAGAAAGCTTTAGGCTCTATCTGTAAGACCAGAGACGGTGCTAAGACTTTTATCTATGCCTGGGTTCTTGGAGCTGGGTTGCCGAAGATCGCTTCCATCTTGTCAACTAATGTTCCTCAAGCTAAGAAAGCGGTTGACAACTTTCTTAAGGCCCTACCTGAACTTAAAAGACTCAAACAAGTTAAGATTAAGAGGGATGCTATGAAAGGGTACTTTACAGCCTTAGATGGTCGTAAGGTATTGTGTAACTCAGAGCACTTAATGCTTGCTGGTTACCTACAGAGTGGTGAGGCTATCATTATGAAGAGAGCTACACGTCTATGGTACGCCAAGGCTAAGCATGAAGGTATTAAGTTTAAACTAGTGAACCTTGTCCACGACGAGTGGCAGGTTGAGGTTAACGATACTAAAGAGAAGGCTGAACGTCTAGGTGTCTTAATGTGCGAGGCACTAGAGCAAGTAGGTAAAGACCTAGACCTATTCTGCCCTTTGGCAGGTAATTATGTAATTGGAACTAACTGGAAGGAAACACACTAATGTCTCAAGAAACAGCAGTTATGAAACGATTTAAAGGTTCCATGGTTCACTATGAAGAACGCAAAAGACCTGATAGACTACAGATGATATCAGTAAAGGATGGAGCGGTAGGCCGCTGTATACTGCAAGTAGGTCTTCGTACTAATACTGAAGCTGGATTGGTAGATACCACCAAGGACAACTATGTGATGCTTGGCCTTAACCTTTTGGTTCGCAGAACCTATAAGGCAAGCAAAGGTACCTCGGGCCACTTCAAGGCGGAAGCGAAAAAGAGAGACTTTAATCTTCTAGGCCCTGCTGATTTTTTCACTTGACTTTAAGCTACTCTTATAGTATAAAGGTATTATATGATATATAAGTACGAAGAGAAGGAAAAGCTAAGGTACTTTTGGTACAAGGATACTTGGGTCCCTGAGTATCTTATGGACTTCTTAGTAACTTTCTACTACGATACTAAAACATACACTTAAGGAGAACTATGTATGGCTAAATCTGAAACTGTAACCGTAAAAGGTATCGCTAACTGGGCTAAGGTCTTCGAGGACAATCGAGAGATGTTTGAGTTCAACGAAGAGACAGGAGCCTTCGACAAGCCTTCTGAGACCAAAGGTAAGTACACTATCAACGTAACTCTTGAGCCTGATGAGTTCAAGAAACTTAAACGTACAGGCTCTCTCGCTTGCCGTTTTGCCAAGGAGGATGAAGCAGGTCTTGATGTTGTTAAGTTCTCTCGTCCTCAAGAGAAGAAAGGTCAAGGAGGTAAGGTCCTTGACTTCGCGTCTGGTTCCCCTAACATTTTTACCGCTACTGGGTCTAAGTGGAGCTTCGAAAATGATGGCCCTATCCTTAACGGGTCTGAGGTAGAGGTTACCGTAGTTGTCTACCAGACTAAATTCTCTCCCGGCACCCGTCTTGAGACCGTCACTGTACTACGTCCCGCTGAACCAGTTGAACGTGAAAAAGAAGATGAAATCCCCTTTTAAGGAGTAAATACTTTGACCAAGAAAACTATTGATACTTTAGTTAAAGATATTTATGATGTCATTGAAGGCAAAGGGGGTTGGGACTCTGTAGTTAACGAGTACTTTAAGTTTACAATCGGTGGAACCATGATGACTCGTCTAGCTGAACGAGGAGAGGAGGGGCCAAGGGGGACATTACGTATGTCCTCCATCGGCCAACCATGTGAGAGGAAGCTATGGTATTCAGTTAACACTAAAGATGATGGTGAAACTCTACGTCCTGAGGTTAGGCTTAAGTTCCTTTTCGGTGATATCCTAGAAGACTTACTACTATCATTAGCTGTAGCTGCTGGGCATACTGTTGAGGGGCACCAAGACACCATGTCTATCAAAGGGATCAAAGGCCACAGAGATGCTGTAATTGATGGTGTCACTGTAGACGTTAAGTCAGCCTCCTCCTACTCTTTCCAGAAGTTTAAAGAGCATAGGCTAGAGTATGAAGACCCTTTTGGCTATATGACTCAACTAGGATCGTATGTCTTCGCTGGAAAAGACGATACTATTGTTAAAGATAAGAAAGGTGGTGCCTTCCTAGTCATTGACAAACAACACGGGTACCTCTGTCTAGACTACTATAACTTTCAGAAGCTAGGCATCTTAGACGACATTGAGAACCTCTATGAAGAGAGGATTGCTTCGTCTAAAAACCCTTTAGAACCACCAAGAGGCTTCCCAACAGAACCAGAAGGAAAAAGCGGAAACCGTAAACTATGTCTTAACTGCTCCTACTGTGACTTCAAGTTTAAGTGTCACGATGAACTGAGAGTGTTCAGATACGGTAAGTTTCCTATCTTCTTAACTAAAGTTGTAAGAGAGCCTAGAGTACCGGAAATTACACCTAGTGGGTAAACTTTTTCAAGCCGAAGTACATACGGACCTACAGGCTTTTGGAGAATTCTTTGGGAAATAAAAAGGATCGTTTTAGACACGCACGAGCAATGGGATACCGCTCAGGGCTAGAGGTTTCAGTAGCTAAAGATTTAGAAGCTAAAGGCGTCCCATTTGAATATGAGAAGAAAAAGATCAAGTGGGCCGATTTCAAAGTCAGGACATATACACCAGACATAGTATTGTCTAATGGTGTCATCATTGAAACTAAGGGAAGGTTCGTTGCAGCTGATAGACGTAAGCATTTAGAGATTAAAAAACAGTACCCTGATCTAGACATCAGATTTGTCTTCTCTAATCCTAACGCTAAGCTAAATAAAGGTAGTTCTACGACGTATGGCCAATGGTGTAAAAGATATGGCTTCAAGTACCACTACCTAACAATTCCAGACGAATGGATTGAAGAGGAAACTAAAGATGAGTAATAAAACAGCTGTGGTGTTTACATGCGCCCATGCTGATCCTAGAGTTAACAACGATAGGGCTGAGTGGCTAGGCAATCTGCTCTACGACCTTCGACCAGACTACGTTGTTGACTTAGGGGATACAGCTGATCTAACGTCTCTATCGTCACATGATACTCGATACCCTCAGAAGATGGTCTCAGCCAACTACGAGAAAGACATAGAGTCTTACCATGACTTTCAGAATAAGTTACGTTGGAAGTTCTCTAAGATGAAACGTAAACGTCCAGCATTCTTTGGGTTTGAAGGTAATCATGAAAATAGAATTAAAAAGGCTATTGCAAACGATCCGAGAGAAGAAGGTACGAAGTACGGTATTTCGTTTTCACACTTGGAGACAGACCGATACTACGACGAATACCACGAATACGTATGTAGAGGCCCCTCCATCGCTGATTATGACGGTGTCTCATATGCTCATTACTTTTCTTCTGGGAATTTTGGCTCTGCTATGTCTGGTGAGCATCATGCTTATAACCTCATTAAAAAGCGGCACAATAGCAGTACTTGTGGTCATTCTCATAAACGTTCTATTTATTTTAAGGATGATGCGCACCCTAACACTTCTGTCGGCTTGGTTGCTGGATGCTTCAAAGGCAAAGAAGAGGATTGGGCTGGACAAGCAAATAAAGAATGGTGGAAAGGAGTTGTCATTAAACGAAATATCGACAATGGCCTCTACGAACCAGAGTTTGTAAGCTTGGCTAGATTGGAGAAGGAGTATGGGTGATGGAGACACAGATTGAACTTCTCCTCTTATCCTACTCTTTGGTGGATATCCTAGAGCTTAACGACCTAACGCCTGAGTATGTCCTAAAGCTCCTGATTAGAGAAGGCAAACTAGAACTAACGGAGTACTTTGAAGACTATGATAACGATGAGGGATATTCTTGATATGTCAGATAACGACCAGACCAGTATGTTCAACTACTGGGAACCCGAAGAAGACCCTAGACTTAAGTCACCATTGGATATGGTTAAAGAGTTCAGGACTAAAATGTCTCAACCTATGGGCATAGACTTTGACTCCTCTGAGTCTGAACGTCTACTAGCTAATGCTCTAATCAGAGAAGAGTTCTTTGAGGTAATTACAGCCACTACAAAAGAAGACCTTCTGAAAGAGCTAGCTGATCTAGTCTATGTCTGTTACCAAGGAGCTGCATCCTTCGGATGGGACCTAGATGAAGCTGTGCGTAGGGTTCATGAGTCTAATCTGTCTAAACTAGACGACAACGGTAAACCTATTAAACGTGAAGATGGCAAAGTAATCAAAGGACCTAACTATAAGAAGCCTAACTTAAAGGATTTAGTATGACAACTAAACACTACGGGCCTACACTTCCAATTAGCGAGGAAATCCACGCTATGAAGTATAGAGGCGAAGGGGAGTCCTTCACAGGCGCTATGGCCCGAGTAGCACAGGCAATCAGTGATGATGAAGACCACTTTAAACAACTGAAAGACATCCTGTACAACCAACGGTTCCTACCAGCTGGACGAGTACAAGCAGCTATGGGTTCCCCTAAGATTGTAACCCCCTACAATTGTTTTGTCTCAGGGACTATCTCAGACTCCTTTGATGATATCATGGATAAGGCTAAGGAAGCTGGGATCACTATGCGACTAGGTGGTGGCATAGGTTATGACTTCTCTACACTACGTCCACGTGGAGCTAATATCAGCACCCTTAACTCCCGTTCCTCAGGCCCTATCACTTTTATGGGTATCTACGATGCACTGTGTAAGACTATCGCGTCAGCAGGTCATAGGAGAGGGGCACAGATGGGTGTCTTACGTGTTGACCACCCAGACATCGAGGAGTTCATCAACGCTAAGAATAACCTCAATAAGCTCACTGAGTTTAACATTTCAGTTGGTGTGACTGATGAGTTTATGGAGGCTGTCAAAGAAGGTAAGAAGTTCTCCCTGCACTTTGAAGGACGAACCTATAAGGTTGTAGATGCTCGAAATCTGTGGGACTCTATCCTACGATCTACATGGGATTGGGCTGAGCCTGGTGTTCTCTTTATTGACCGTATCAATAAGAAGAATAACCTTCACTACTGCGAGACCATTGCAGCTACAAATCCGTGCGGCGAACAACCATTGCCGCCCTATGGTGCATGTCTACTAGGTTCCCTTAACTTAGTTAAGTATGTATTTAAAGCTTTTGGTGAGACTTACTTCGACTATGAAGCCTTTAAACATGACATCCCGGTTGTTGTACGGGGTATGGATAACGTAGTAGAACGAGCTACCTACCCTCTTGAACAGCACAAGGAAGAAGCCCAGTCTAAGCGTCGTATGGGCTTAGGGGTCACTGGCCTAGCTAATGCTGTCGAAGCTCTAGGGTATACATACGGCTCAGAAGAGTCCCTAGCTGAGACAGCTAAGATCATGAGCACACTTCGAGATACAGCCTATAAGTCTTCTGTGTCCCTAGCTATCGAGAAAGGTCCCTTCCCTCTCTTCGATACTAAGCTTCTAGACTCTGAGTTTGCTGAGACGTTACCAGATGACATTAGAGAGCTTATACGTACCCATGGACTACGTAACTCTCACCTACTCTCGATAGCCCCTACGGGTACCATTAGCCTCTCCGCTGACAACATTTCTTCGGGTATCGAACCTGTCTTCAGGTATAAGTACTCTCGTATCATTCAAACCTACGATGGACCACGAGAGGATGTAGTTACAGACTACGGGTATCGTGTGTTTGGCACTAAGGGTATGACAGCTAATGAGCTTAGTGTGTTTGACCATGTGAACGTACTCAACCTTTGCTCTTACTACGTAGACTCTGCTTGCTCTAAGACGTGTAACGTAGGCTCTACGGTGACGTGGAGTGAGTTCAAGGATGTCTATATGCGAGCATATGATGGAGGAGCGTCTGGGTGTACTACCTACCGAGACTCAGGCAAACGAGCAGGTATCTTTAAAACTGAAGACAAGAAAGAGCAGGAGGATGAGGATTGGATTGAAGAAGGTGGGGCTTGCTATATTGATCCTAATACTGGTCTACGCTCTTGTGAGTAATAGAGGAGTTACTAAATGAGCCGAATCGAAGCTACCTTACTAGAGCATATGGGCAATGATCTTACAGTAGTTAATGCTGCCCGTGTATCCTTCGGTAAAAGAAAGGAGGTATTCGAGCCGAAGGATGCCCAACTTATTCGCTATTTAGCTGAGCATGAACACACTAGTCCATTTGGTCATTGCTTTGCATCCTTCCACGTTAAAGCTCCTATCTTCGTCGCTCGGCAACTAGTCAAACACAAGTTTCTTCGTTGGAACGAGATTAGTCGACGTTACGTTGATGATGCCCCCAGCTTTTACCTACCTAAAGATTGGCGTGGTAAAAGTAAAGATAAAAAACAAGGGTCTTCTTCTGAGACTATCGACGTAGTTTACTACGATAGGGATGATGGGTATGCTTCATGGCCAGAAGATGCAATTCTAGTAGCTACAGAAGCATACAACAAAATGCTTGAGTTGGGAGTAGCCCCTGAACATGCTCGTATGGTCCTGCCTCAGAATACTATGACTGAATGGTATTGGTCAGGCTCCTTAGATGCCTTCTCGGATATGTGTGTCTTACGTCTTAAGGATGATTCACAGTATGAGACAAGACTAGTAGCTCAACAGGTATCTAAAGAGATGGAGAAGGTATTCCCAGTATCTTGGAAGGAACTTACATTTGAGTAAACCATCCTTAGACGTACAGGTAGGAGGTAGTCACTACAAGACTATGAAGATCACACCTAGGGAGTTTATTAAGGCCAACAACATTGGGTGGGATGAAGGTAACGCCATTAAGTACATTTGTAGATGGAAGACTAAGAACGGCATAGAAGACTTAGACAAAGCTATCCACTACTTGAATTTATTGAGGGAAGAACAAACTAATGATTGAAGAAACATTTAAACTTACAGCTCTTGGTCTAGCCATAGACAACTCTGAGAAGGGCCGAAGCGTAGACGACATCATTGCTGATGCTGATAAGATGTACGTATGGCTTAACACCTCCTCAGGCCCCAAGGAAAACAACGTTACACCGTTGAGGACTATATGATGTTTACAGGAATTATTTTAGCATGTTTTATACGACTAAACGAAGAGCGATGCGTGGTGCTAGGTGGACAAGCCTTCGAAACGAAAGAGGAGTGTATCTACGACCTGAAGGTAAGCGGGGTTCCTTCCGTTGAGGAGCGACGTTTAACTATTAAAGGACTAGACTGTTATGAGTGGGCCTTAGGAGAACAATCCTAACTTAAGACAAAAGAAAACCCCCTAAGGAGAAATCCCTAGGGGGTCTTTTTATGCCTACTTAAGACTTAGGATTCTTTTTCCTAGCTGTCTTAGTACGTGGGTAGGACCTATTCTGCTTCTTTGTTTGAACAGTTAGGTTAGAGCTTTTATTAGACCTAGGATTACCATTCCTATGAGCTACATCCTTGCTATCACCTATAGAAGCTTTACCAGCTTTAATCATCTTAGCTCTAGCCGAGTTTCTTGATGCCCTGTTCTTCTTTTGCTCAGGACTTGCGTGGTAATTATTATACTCTTTCTTATAGTTTCTTTTACTATTTTTACTGTTAGGCATACTACCTTCTTTCTTAGTGTCTTTACCCTTGATTGCAGCCATGTTGCGGCTGCGAGTCTGCCTGTCATGGACGTCAGCCAACTTGCCGGACCGTCTCCTTGTCGGATGGCCTGAGCAATTGCTCAACATGAGGCTGCATGAGTCGGGCAACTTCGGCAAAAACCGGAACGGCGACTGAGTTGCCGAACTGCTTATAGGCTTGGGTGTCGGAGACCGGGATCCGGAAATCTTCGCTGTATCCCATAAGACGTGCGCATTCGCGAGGCGTCAGGCGGCGTGGGTTTTTCATAGCTCCCCGGCTGACGAGGATTTCAGATCCGTCCTTGTAGTATCTGGCCGACAGGGTCCGCGCGATACTGTCACCTTCGACGAGACCGAAGCCGAACCCGTTACCCTTTGCTTTATGCTTGGCGGCATAGCCTTGCAGATAGTTCCAGAGCTTGTCCGAAAGCGTGTACTTGTCGTTCACCTTTGCTTTCGCTCCGACTGTGAAGTGTCCTTCCGTAGCCTCAGAACCATCCTCAGGGTGGAGAATGTCCTTCATGCGGCGGTGGCCACGAACCGGGAGCTGAAGATCGTCCCATGAGAAGCCTGTGTGCTCCCGGAAGCCGACCATAACGATGCGCTCACGGTGCTGGGGTACGAAGTGCGCGGCATCGATAATCATGGTGTGCAGCGTATAGCCGAGCTCTGATGTCAGCTTGCGCTGAATGACATCGAACGTCTTGCCTTTATCGTGGCTCTTCAGGTTCTTCACATTTTCAAGAAGAAACGCCGCAGGACGGCGGTCTTTTAGTATGCGCAGGACGTCAAAGAACAACGTTCCCTGTGTCTCATCCTGAAACCCATGCAACCTGCCCAGCGCATTTTTCTTGGACACACCGGCAATCGAAAACGGCTGGCAAGGGAACCCTGCCACCAGAACGTCGTGATCCGGTATGTCGGCTGCTTCCACCTCCCGGATATCACCGGCGATTGGACGGTTGTCCGGGAAATTGGCAAGGTAAGTCTGTTGCGCAAACCGGTCCCATTCCGAAGTGAACACACATCGACCACCGGCAGACTCCATTGCCTTCCTGAGCCCGCCTATCCCGGCGAAGAGGTCAATGAAGGTGAACGACGGTGGGTCAGTTTCGTCGGTCGTGCGTGCCGCAATCTTCATGCGGTAGTGCCAGGTGCAGGTACGGACCATGATGTCATGGCCTCCAATTGTGCTTGGGATGCAATACCCTCATAAAGTATAACTGAATGCATGTGTGTATTTAGCCAATTAGCAGGACCAACTCCATTACCTAGACGTAAAAGAGTAGGTGGAGTATAGCCAGCAACGGTATCTAGGGACCCTGCGACTCCTCCAATTGCAGCCTGTGCATAATTTTCTTTGAAAGTCCATGCAACTCTTTGCCTAACACCATAGCCAAGAGGGATATTGTAGGACGTGACCCCGGCATCCCCTCCCGACACCAACTCGATACCCATAACGCCATCGGCATTATAAACCATGAGTTGTTGGCGGCTGTCCCCACTCCCATCATCTAGTTGTATAACTCTACCAAAATTTCCACCAGCGTCTTGTGAAATAGCTGTAAAATCAACAACAACTGTAATACCATCAACTAATTTTGTGGGATCAAGGGAGACAGCAGCTAAATCCGCCCCACGCGCAACTGTCGAACCTGCGGTGTCGATGTAAGATGATCCAGCTGCGCCCGCCTCCATTTGTGCGTTCGTCACGGTTCCTGAAACGGTGAGCGTTAATGTTCCGTCACTTGGCGTGAATGTCAGGCTAACACGGTTGTCATAGCCTGTGCCTGCGCCCGCCAAGGTGCCCGAATGCGCGCCGGAAAGGGTGACTGTGCCAGTGCCTTCAAAATGAAGTGTATATTCTTGTGCAGAAACAGTGACAGACTGCGTGGAAAGTGTGTTGCTATTCAGTAGCAAGTTCGTCGCACTTGCCTCAAATAGCCCAGCCCGCGCACCACTTGAATAGTCAGCAACCCGCGACACTCCAGCCGCAGCCATGGCCAGATCACCAGCAGCGTCGATATAAGACCGCGAACCAAGGGAGGCGTTGTTGATAGTTAAGTTAGGAAACTTAAACGACGTATCCCCTAAAGAGAACCTACCATTAGCGAAGTCTAACGCAACGGCAACAGGCAATCCAGTATCAAATGGATCGACAAATCCGTTTTTCCAATTAACAAAATTATCTGACAGAGACCCTGTAAAGAGCATGTCAGACAAGAGTGCCTGACGTTTATCCTGAATAGCACCTTCGAACCCTTCAGACTCTAGTATTTGGTCTTCGTAGTCTACAGTCTCATTAGGCCATAGTCTCATTATTTATTTCCTTTCCTCACGAGTGAGGTTAACTTTCTACCAATCTCACTAGGACTGGGGAATAACCAACCAAGGATTAAAAGAAGTATAACCCACGCTGGTACCTCATTGACAACTACAGTTTGAACCTCATCGGCTGCTACCTTAGTAGTCGTTTGTTCTTGCCTAATCGTTCTAGCTTTAGGTCTTACTAACTTCTGCTCAGCATTGTTAGTTGTACCTATAGTCTGAGTGTTAGTCCTACCTATTTGAGTATTCGCAGCTACGTTAGGCCCACTACCCCCTAAAAGACTAGGAAGTACTTTTGAGCAACTTGTTATCAAGCTTAGACTTCCAATCAAGACCAAAGGCAAGACCACCGAACGTAAACGTAGGCCACGCAAGAATTTCAACAATATCTGTCTCCCCAACGTAGGCTAAATACCCTAAGAACATAAATAGGATTAAAGCTACCTCTCTTTTATAAGTCTTATTTTTCATTTGATGTAGCCCTAAAGTCTCTCTCTAAGAGTCTCATACGTTCACTAAGGTTTTGCGCCCAAGTTTCTAGAGTCTGAATTCTGTTATCAACTAGAATGTTGGCAGCCCTAGCATCAGACTCAGTATATAGTGTTTCTTTAAGTGTGACAATAGCTGAAGACATAACAGCCATATTAATACTCAATGTTTGAGTAGTCATTACATTCCAACCTAAGAGAGCAACGATAGCTGCCGTCATAGCTTTACTAATAGCACCGTCATCTTTAAACACTATAGTAACTCCAAGAAAGATGAAAACTACTGCATGTATGTGCAATCATTTATGTAGCATAGGTCCTTTAGCCCAATCTGAGGGGTATGTCTCCCAGCTTAGTTGGAAGTGTGGACCGTCTTTAAAAGACTTCCAGTCTCCACCCCACTCAAGGTATACTTTAAGCTCCTTAGCTGCCTGCTTCATAGCATCAGACATATTATAGTAGTATTTCCAATCCCAAGACACACCATCATTAATCCAAGGAGCAATGTCAACTGCATGTCCAGTCAGATGTCTAGAGTTCATCGTCTTAGAGGCACCCTTGCGTACTAGCTGTCTTTGCCTAGCTTTAGAGCGTATACCCTCTAGCACTGTGAAGTCTACCTCAGTTATTTCGATAGCTCTCTCGACTACTTTAATCAGGTCGGGGTGGACACCTTCAAGCCTACCTAGGCTTCGAGTACCTAGCCTATACATTTTATTATCCTTCCAGTGAGTTTAAGTAAGCTATTATTTCGTCCTTGCTTACATCCTGCAAGAGAGTTCTTATTTGGCTCTCCTTAGCTTGTACAGCACTCACAGATGCTCTACGACTCTCCTCAGACCCGGTAGATGCCTCTGAGACAGCCTGAGAGCCTCCCTGAGAGCCTCCAGAGGTACTCCGGGTACCCTTACCACCTAGAGCCTCTTTATTGGCCTCTACGGCGATATCCTGAAGGGTCTCAGTTTGACCTCTAGCCTTAGGACGTACAGTAGCTTCAGATGGTGCAGTCTGCATAGCACCTTTCTGCAAGGTGACCATGTCGGGTGCCTCAGAACCTTCGAAGACAGCGATAGCTGTATCTAGTTCAGGATCAGATACCTTCTTAAAACCTTCCCACTCTTTACGAAGATACATACGCTTCTCTTCGGCATTTTTGCCTTTAGAGATAGCCTTAGTAGCTAAGTGGTGGAAGATAGCATCCTGTACTTCAGAGGTAAATTTAATGTTGCCGGGAAGACCCATCTCTTTCTGAGACTGTCTCAGAGTATCCCCTACGATTTGATACCTACCCATAGGGGTAGCGACGTAGCCTAGCCTAGACTTCATATAAGAAGCATAAGGTCCTTTGCTAAATTGACTAAGCTCGTCAATAGTCATCTCAGATACTTTAAGACCAGCAAACTGTTCACCTTCTCTCTGGGATGAATCAAAGAGAGTATTGTAATCACCCTTACCCTCTCTCTTATCAATTAGACTGATAAGGGGTTTAGCAGATGCACTGAGAGTGTCGTTACCCGCCGAGCCTTTAACCTGAGTATCCTCTTCTCCGCCTTGAATATAGAAGCTGTCCAGTTTATCCTTAAACCCATTACGCACAGCCTCTAGGCGTTTAACAAGTTTACTTTGCTTATCTAGGCGAGAGACATCAGCTCTAATATTAGCATTAACTCCATTGTGGAAGTTACCAAAATGGTAGGACCACTCACCTTTAGGTATTCTACGGCCTTTGTCAGCGTACATCTCAAGAAGGTTTCCACCGTAGTAGGAACCTGCAAGCCCTTCAAAGAACCTTGCAGAGTCCTCAGGAACGCCTCGATCAGTAAGATACTTACGTTCAAAAGACATAACCCCTTTCTCGTCTAGGTCGAAACCAGACTCAGTGACCATGAGCTTACGGGCCGTGAAAGAGACAGCGTAGAGGGCGTCAGTAGCCTCATACCCATTAGCAGCTAGTGTACGAGCCTTAGTAGGTTCAACAGATGCAATCTGGTCAATAGCTGCCATGTGAGAGCCATTAAAGACTTCATTCACACTCTTGATAGACATGAAGTCCTTACCGTCAGCAATGCCTTTAATAGCCGCCATAGACTTACTAAACATGTCTATGTACATAGCTCGGTTAGCGTCATCAGTCTTAAGATTAAGACGATCAGGATCGTTAATTACTTTAGTAATCTTTTTAGACGTATCCAACTTAGAAGGATTATCTAAGTCCTTAACACTCTCAGAAGCCTCAGGAGGAAGAGTAGTCTCAAGACCTTGATCGTCTTCAGACAGCATACCGTACACAGAGATGTTCTGGTTAGTGCCTAAGGTAGCTTTAACCATATCAGCAAACTCAGTTGTCTCCATGATGCCTAAGTCACGGATAGCTGCTGGGTCTTTAATCAAGATATTAAGTACTGCTGCCTTCTGAATGTCAGTGACACCAGACTTAGCGATACCAGTTGCAGCGTTAGACAAGATTTGAGCATTAACGCCATCGACACCTGAGAGCTTCTCAAGGTAATCGAAGGTTTGATCCATGACATCAATCTGATCTTGGATAGGCTTCCATTGCTCCTGAGTAAGGTTACGAACAGATGCCTTAGCACCTACAAGGTTACCTTTCTCCATAAGCCAAGTAGCCTTAGCTTGCTTAATAGCTTCTAAGGGGATAATACCGCCATTTTCAGCAATAAACTTAAGAGATCCTAGATTTTTATCTCTAAAGTTCTGAACGTAACCAGAGAATGCAACCTTACGGCCACCTTCCCAATCCATAGCCGAGTTTTTAATGTCGGCCTTAAAGGCTTGGTCCTTAGCGATATTAGTGAAGGCGTACTGCTCCCTCTGTTCCATAGTGGCATCAGATGGAAGAACAGCGTAGGAAGCTTGAAGGCCCCCTATGTACTCAGGAGACTCTCTCAACTTGTTAGCCATAATCTCTTCTTGAGAGAGACCGGCATGAGCTGGGTCTTTTCCTGTGACTAGCTTAATAGTCTCTTGAACACCTCTGTCGCCTAGGTCACCGCCATCACGAGAGAAGTTAAGCATAACCCCTCGCTCAACCTTATCAGCTTCAGTGTTTTTACCTTGTGCCCTAAGTTGATTAGCCTTGACCAAACCATTCTGTAGTCCAACTAAGCTTGCCTGTTCTCTAGCGTCTTTCTCACGAGAGTAGCTAGACGTTGAGTCTCCCTTAGGTTTAACACCAATCAGAGCATCAACGAAGTTTACAGCTGTACCTAGTCCAGACTGTTCAACTACTGGCGATTGACCAGAGATAGTTGAACCGAGAGATGGATTTAAAGTACCCATATTTATTCCTTAATCTTATAGCTCTCAACGACCTCAGCACCGTATCGGTTCTGTTTTCGCATGTACTCAATAGCCATCAGTACGCTATCCAAGTCAGAGTCTTGTTTCAATGCCCTACGTAGTCTAATCTGGTCAGATGGGCTAAAGCCTGATACTTCAATTTGAGCGCTAAGCTCTTTAATGAGTTGAGTACCACCATCTACGTCACCACTGTTGACCATACTAATAGCTACTTGATAACGTTTCGTAATGTCCTTAGCAAAGTCACCTACTTCTTTAGACTCTCTAAACAACCTACGTTTACGTTCGTAGAAGTCAGCAACCTTAAAGTTAGTAACACCTAAACCTACTAAGATAGCTTCAGTGTCTGAGAAGTCAGCGTCAAGAGTAGTTCCAGTCTTAGACCGATAGACGCCGTTGTTCATAATGCCAATAGCCTTTACTACATTATCAACACCTGAGGGAGTACGTAAGGCTCTTTTTACATCTTCCATACTGGACTGTTCGTAGCCGTTTAGAAGGTTACCTACAGCACTGAATAGTGCTGCCCCTCCTCCTCCTATAATCTCAGCAGAAGGACCACCGATAACTTTAAGGGCATTGTCATCTTGGAACTTACGGGCTAAGTCTAAGATACCAGCGAGAGGGGAGATGCGAGTACCGATAGCTGTACGAACGTCACTATCTGTAATGTCTGAGAAGGCCCAAGACAGAGCACCGTCTAGCACGCCGTACTTAAGAGTTACATTGCCGATACCAGTAGGATCAACGCCGAGCTGTTCAGACAGAGAGTCTACCGCAGCAGCCAAACCGAACCCCGCGAAGCCGCCAGACACCGTAAAGTACAAACCCAGTCTAATGCGTTCAGCTTTAGTCATGCCCCTACCTACGAACAGAGTCTCCATAGACCTAAGCATGTAGGACATCCACTGAGAAGGTACCCGTAAGAGACCTTGCTGCCAAGCTGCACGTCCGTTAGTGGTCATGTTAAAAGAAAGGTTCTGGTCTCTTGTCGTAATCCATGTACGTGCATCATCAGATAGCACAGACGAGTTAGGGAACTTTCTCCTGTATTCAAGAATAGCTGTAGTCATCGAGGTGACACGAGAAAGTCTTTCACCAGCCGTGAACGGAACCTTCCCAATCTCATCAGCCTTAGCTGCAACCTTAGATGTTTGGTACAGAGTCTTACGGAGAGTGGAGGGCATGAAGGAAGTACCTTCGTAACCGGAGTTACCCCACGCAGCGCCCGTGCCACTCTGAATTGCATCATTCTCAACAATGTCTCTGCCTGAGGTTCTGATGTATGTGAGCATATCTTTTACAAAAGACTCGTCCTCATTCATCACTTTAGCCAATCTACGTACAGCTTCATCCCCGCCATCGTACAAGACAGCTCTAATTGGGATAGCAGACATAGCGGCTTTAAGGCCAGCCTTAGGGCTAATTGCTATAACAGCGAAAGCGTGGGAAGCCTGCAAGAAGAACTGGAAAGTATTCATAAACCCAAAAGCTGAGGTAAAACCAAGTTTAAGAAGAGCGTTAGATGGATCACCTAAAGAAGTCTTCTTACCTGTCTTATCCATAACCCATTCAGAAAGGTCTTCACCGAAGTTTTGCATAGCCTTAGAGGACGGAGAACTGTAAGCACCTCTACGTTCAATAATGGCCTTAAGTTCAGCCATACGCTTAGCGTCAGCCCCTTTAGCCGTAGTATCCCTAAAGAGTTGGTCTAACCCAGCACCAGAAGGAAGCTCGTCGGTTCTAAGGGCTTTCTTAAGCCAAGACACCTTAGCATTATAGGTGTAGTTGTGGAAGGAGTACTCAGAGGCTGCACTAGACATTTGGTCGATAACAGCTTTAACTGGATTGTAGTTAAAGGTCTCGTTACCTCCATACTCCATGAGCACTTGGTCACTACGTTTATTAGAAGCTTGGATATACTCATCCATCTTCATACCGTTAAACAGGTCTTCTCTAGACTCAACAATGTCGTCTCTCTTTTTGTAGGAGACATCAAAGTCATCAAACTTCCAACCCTTCTTAGCTGATAGAGCTACAAGGTCCGCAGTGTTCTCAAGAGAAGGATTCCAATCATTGTTACGTTTAATGACATCATCGAGTTCATCCGTAAGCTCCTCTACCTTCTTACCTGAAGCCTTAATAGCTCTACGAATTTCTTCAATCTGCTTAGACGCTCTAATAGCTTGATTACGGCTGAACGTAGTAAGCATAGCCCTAGGTGCCTCAGGATCACCTAAAGTAACAAAGTAGTTAGCATCAGGGTTGGTTCTACGGCCACCAGCATTGTACCCTAAGACATCATGGTACTCGATATTACGTACATTAGAAGGTTGAGCTACATACTCAATACCGTTGTCTAATGGACGATCAAGTTTCCAAATGGCTACGTCATCAGCTAGATCAGACTTAGTAATAGCACTGCCAGTGGCAATGTTAAACAAAGCTTCCTTAGGGTTGATAGGCCCTTTGAAGACTTTAGCAGGAGTCGCTACACCACCACCTACATCAATAGTCTTGTATCCTTTAGTGACATAGTTTCTAGCTGCTTTATGAGCACTGAGGATATACGCAGCATCATTCAAGGTTTGAAGGGCGTAGTACCCATCAATGTCCTTTTGGGAAGGTTTACTACCCTTAGGATGATATTGTCTAAACTTCTCGATAAATTCAGACTCAGAGTAGAATGGACGCAGGTAAGCATCCCCACCGTCTCTGAGGTCTTTAACAACTGCACCGATAGCTAGTTTAGAGTCAAACGAAAGAGATCGTACTTGCTTAAGGTATGGAGCAACTGCTGTGCGAATAGCACCTACACCTGCTTCACCCATGTACGCAAGAGAGTTAAGTTTCTCTACGTCATTAGTGGCTGCTGAAGCTAAGTACTTAGATAGGGTACGTCCTATAAAGCCTAATGGGTTCTCAGAGGTAATACGTTCAGCGGAACGGGTAAGGTCAATAGTTTCTCTCACCTCGATGTAGTAGCCTTTAGCTACATCATCAGGGTCAACTTGAACAACCTTAGACGCTAAACCTCTATCCATAAGACTAGTTTGAAACTTTTTGGCAGCCGCTTCACTCTTGAATGGAGCGGAAGAATGCATCTTACCAAGTTTAATGACAATCTGTTTACGGCCTAATCCAACATCAACGATGTCTTCATCAGCAATAGGACGTGCTTCTATCTTACGAAGGTTTGAAACAATCTCTTTAGCTTTTTTGTCTACCTCTTCTTTCGTGGCCATACGGCCAAAGGTACCAACATCAGTCAGATACTGAACCTTTTTGATAATCTCGTTCTCTTCGGCAATCTTAGCTACGTCATTATAGGTAGGTTTAACAGAAGAAGGGTTAGAAGAAGGGTCTAGTTGTCTAGGGCCAGATTCAACTTGGATAACAGGCTCATTACGGAGAACAGTACCTTCGAGAGACTCAACAGCCTTAGCAGCTTGTTTAGGTCCTGTAGCGTTGCCAGCTCTTGTAATAGCTGAGGTGCTCTTAAGACCAAGCCTACTGGCGCCACGAACAACAGGGGCTATCTCAGCGACAGCTAGAACTTGGTTAAGGAAAGCATGAGGGTCAAACCCAGCGTTCTCAGCCTCAAACAAGGCGTCTTGAAGAGCGTAGAAGTTTTCACCAGTAAAAAATCCTTCAGACGCTAGCTCATCAGCATAAACCTGAAACCATTCTTTGAACTCAGTGCTGTTCATGCTTGCAGCAGCAGTTGCAATCTCTCTACCTTTACGTTCAGAACGTTTAGTAAGGTCTTCAAAGATACCGATAGTCATTCCGCGCAGAACGTATCTGTCGGTCCAATCCCAAATCTTACCAGCGCTAGACGTGGAAGTATTTTTAAATTTTTCCTCTAGTATCTCTGAGGCTAATTGCTGGTTAGCGACTAGGCGAACCATAGCAGGGCTATAAGAGCCATCAGAAATAGTAAGAGCACTTTCAAGGATAAAATCGTCACTTTGTTTAAACTCCCCTTCTTTCTCAAGAGACTCCCTAATCTTATTGGCTGCATCCACAGGGTCTTCTTGAGTGTTGACTGTACTTTGGATAAGCTGAGTAGTAGGACTCCCTATGGCTTCCTTAGACTTAAGGATGGAGGTTTCAGCGTCATCAACAGTTTGCTCAGGATCAGTGCCCGCTGCAATACGTTGGTCAATGGCCCTAGTCTTAATGCGAAATGGAGAATCAGAACGAATGTCTTCAGTTACCCCATCGAGAGGAGTAGTGATTAGAACATCGTCTAACGCCATATTTGTTTTAGGTGTATATTCCATTAATTAGGCATATATTTAGGGGTTCTAGTAGAACCGCTACCGCCAGAGCCGAAGGCACTAAAGCCACCAGCTTGACCGAACAATGTTCCACCTAGACCAGCAACAGCATTCCAAGTATTAGCACTTTGAGTAGCACTAGAGATAACACCACTAAGACCTGTCATCTGAGATGCAAAGCCTTGTGCCCCACCTAGTTGTGACTGCAAGGAAGAGACACCACCTGAGAACCCGCTAGACTCCAGAGAGCCAGCAGACTGGGCTGTAGCGGACATCTGAGCACGTCTGATCTGCATCTCACGGATAGCTGACCTACGTTGTCTACGGTCGTCTAAGAGCTGCTGCTGACGTTGAGTCTTAGCTGCTTTCTTTTGAGCTTGCTGAGACTTAATGGTGCCTAGCCCAGCAAGGCCAAGACCGATACCAGCGGCAACACCAGTGCCTGTGGCTGCAACTCCTGTAGCCGCAGTTAGACCAGCAGCAAGTGCTGTAAAGACTGCCATTTACTTAAGCTCCTTAATGAAGGTTTTCTCTACCAGAGAATATCCTTGTCTCTCGTAGAGACGTTGAAGATTATTCAGTTGGTCTAAGTCCATCATAGATGTATACTTACAACCATTCCCCTTGGCCCATTTCTCGTACTCTTTGATAAGTCTCAGAGACATGGAAGAACCTCTATGTTCTTTGTCGATAAACCAAGCCAGTTCAGTAGCAACCTTATCGTCTGAGAACATAGGACTAGTAATACCAGCTGCAAGCATACCTACTACTTCACCATTTTCCTCAGCTAAAAGGATTAGGAAGTCATCGTGGTTTATGGCTAGTAAGTAGTTTTCTAAGAGTTTACTCTGATTAAAGGAGAAGATATACTTAGACTCTTTCAAAAACTTCTTAGCTAAGATAAGGAAGTCTAGTTGATCTTCTTCAGTTGCTTTTCTAATAGGCATTAAAGTCTACTGTTTCTCGCTACTATAACTTCGTAACCTAAAAGGTGGAAGTCTTTTCCTGTTTCACCCTCAAACTTAAGACGCATATTCCGCCCTCTTCCTCTAGTCTTTAAGCGTCTAACAGACACAGAGTGTTCAGCTCCACAGCAATACGCCTGTTGAGGTTTAGATGAAGACGTATCTTTAAAGTCCCAGAAAGAAGAAAGGTAGAGTGAAGACTCTAAGCTGGTCTCTTTACAGTATACAGTTATGTACGGCGCATTCTTCTTAAGAGTAAGATCACCCATAAAGTCGTATTCAGCTTCAGCGTATGAACTGTAGTCTTCAGAACCCCAGTCTAGGAAAGAGTCATTAGTAAACTCAGCATAAGTAAGTTTGTTTGTAGTCCCGTCCTTAACTAGAAACTTAAGTCTCGACGATGTAGAGTTTCTAGCTGGCCTATCCACTGTTACTGTATTGCCTAAAGAATCTACAACCTCGTTGCCAAGGCTATCGACTACCGTGAAAGACACATCGCTTGAGCCTTCACCATCGTAAAAAGAAGCACCCATAATATACGGAGTACCCACATCCTTATCCGAGATTTCCCAAGGAAAGAAAGCCTTAAGAACTTCGTCTAAGATTAAGACTCTATTGTATTTGTAGTCTACAGTCGCATCGTTAGTCCCATATAGCCACATAACTCTATTAGAAATAGCATCGTAAAGGCCAAATGCTTTGTCTCTAATGGTGGAGTCAATAGCCTCCCAGAAGCTCTGAATAGTGCCGAGAGACAAGTTAGTCTCTTTAATACTTCCGTCTTCACCCGATACTAAGGTATGGATACCTACAGTAGACCACCAGTACGGACGACCGTCAGCACTAATGAAAGAGTTAGGGTGCGCTAATCCAATATCTGTGAGTTTAGTGATGTAGTAATCGGTAGCTCTGAAAACATCTTTCTCGACACCGCTTACAGTCCATACTCCGTTCTCAGCAAAGATGTATAAGGCTGGGCCAAAGACATGCAACTTTTGGATGTTGTATGCATCTGAGATTTCAATATACCCGCCGTCTGTATCGAACAGATCGGACAGCCATTCAGAAGTAGGGTCACTCTGTTGGTAACATTTACCGATATCATCTAACCCACCCACTAAGAGCTGAGAGAAGAATACTCTGGAAGAGTTACCAGAAGTACTCCCATTTAGACCAGAATAAAATACACGTCCAGCGTACGTAGCGACTGAAGAGAACCTAGCTTCCTCGGTAGAGGTTGTAAGCCCTGTGACACCTGAAGCACCTTCTCTATCCTTATTGAATAGGTTAAGGATAAAGTGACCATTAGAGGTTCTAGAGGTACCAGCGTACACCTTTTCAAACTCAGCGACTGAAAAGGTACCTACAGTAGTCTTACCTGAGAACCAAGGGTGGGTAAGGGGAGGATAGGCTGTACGAGCTGTTGTGTACGTGTTTAAAGCAGCCTCGGTCCAACCAGCATTGTAGGTATCATAAATACGTTCAGGAGACGCAGTAAGGTCTACAGAAGGCTCAGTATACTCAGCAGCAGCGTCTAACCATTCAAAATCTCTTACGAAGAAGTCGATAGTGTTTACACTAAAAGAACCTGTAATAGCATCTCTGACTACCTTGATGGTCTCCATCTCAGAGGATGCTACAATTAGAGCACCACGGATAGAGGTTAGAGATACAATCTTAGTACCAGCCCCTGTACCGCCGATACGGCTATACGTAGAAAGGTTTATAAAGTAAGGAGTAGAGTCTGTCTTACTCGTAGGGACTCGATTAGTGCTGAGAGTAGGACCATTCTTTTGGAAGAAGATTAGTTTATTATCAATCTGTACAACTGAGAATTCAGTGCCAGCTTCTTCCCCCACGTTTTCCCAAACACCTGAGTAGACAACACTACTAGAGGTTACAGCCTCAGTAGTTAATTCGTAGTTAGTTTCGTATTCGATACCAAAACGTCTAGTCCTAGCGCCAGTACGTTTCAAGTCACAGTTAAGTTCATCAATAGAGGCATCCTTAGGGAAGGTAAGTTCCCCAGCCTCAGTGACCAAACCTTTAATAAAGGTATTAGTTGTTTTTTGTTGAACTTGCTGAGCCATGGTTCTTTTCGTACTTCTTATCTCTTACAACTGATTTGGTAGGTTTAGAATTCTTAATATACTTTAGAACATCTTCTTTAGCTAAGCCTAGTTTAGTGTAGGAGCCTGAGAGTGCTTTAGGAAGAACACCCTCTTCTGTAGCTACTTTAAATAGGGCGAAGCCATCGTTACGTTTACTTACAATAAACTTAGTCTTAAACTTTTCTGAGGTGATTGTCAGTATTACTCGATTGTCTTCAGACAACCTTTCACTGATATTAACTTCTTCCATACATCGGCCTTTGATTAGGTGTCAGGATACGATCCATATCATTCTGTACATATGACTTCTGCCTCTTAGCTGCTTGCTCAATCTTCTGGTCTACACCGCCTTTAAGAACTGAGAAAGCTACGCTTTTAGCCTCAGCAATAAGGTAAGGGAACATAGAAGCATCAAGGTCAGGTACATAAGTATCTAAGGTCTTATTGAAGATAGGATAGACATAGCCATAAGCTCTTACTTTACTCTCCTGCAGCGAGGAATCTTTAGTATTGTCGTAAGAGTTCATAACAATATTATTGTCATCAAAAGTAGTGTAGTACTCAGGGTCTTTATTAGTACCTACTCGAATAGTCGTACCAGCGTTCTTATCTATTACAGCTACGTAATCTGAGCGGTAAGCATCTGATCGACTGATAAAGTCTAATGGGTCACACCAGCGTACTTCTTTATACTCTTTAGACGCATCGGAACTAGCGTCGTACCACAACTTCTCAATACGTTTAACATTATCGTCTAGAGTAAAGTGAGTAGGGTACTCAGAGTCAGAGTCAGCAGTTAGTTTAATTAATTCTTTATGTTCTGGGATGTCTCTAGTCGAGATAATATTGTAGAAGGTAGTCTCTACAATTTGAGCTACTTGCATAGCCTCAAGTGTATCTTGGATAGACCCTACATCTTCAGAGTCAAGGTCAGACAGGATTTCCTGAACGATAGACAGTAAGTTCTTTTTAAGGGCCATGTATTATCCTAACACTGGGATACGAGGCGTCACTCTAGCGTATAGTCCATTAAAAACAACTGAGTCACCAGCAGCATCAGATGCCATGATGATCTTAGCTGGGTTGTTAAGAGTAGCTAAGTTACCCATATAGATACCGATCCAGTTGATAGAGCCATGAGTTCCAGCTGCTTTATAGGTATTAGTGTTGAAGATTAGACGGTACTCAGTGGCGTCTCCATGGGCTAGGTCAAGTCCGTAGCTGATATCATTGGAGGCACTAGTAGTTGTAATATTGAAGTCAAGTCGAATGTCTACTGTATCTCCTAAATTAAGAGAGCTAAAGTCAAACTGATTGTTAGCCGTATCCCAGATAGCGGTACGACCGGGTAGACGGTAGGCTGTACTTGTATAGGTATTTAGGCCATCATTGCTTAGATCAGTGTAGGTTGGAACGGTAGAAAGTGGTTGGGAGGACCCTGAATCGTTATAATCCTCCCAACCTTGCAAATAAAGAGTAGACCATGCCCCTGAACCTGAACCATTAGCAGCATAGACTTGGTTAGCACTAGCCCCTGCTACACCCTTTGGTTCATGCAGGTCACCGCCAGACAATACGTTATGTTCAATAGTAGGCATGATCTTTTATTCCTTACTCAGTCTTAAAGTACTCGATGAACAGGGTGGCAGTACCTGCCGAAACAGCGCCTGCAACAGCACCGTAGACCCATGCGTCAGCAGCACCGATAGTCGCAGTACCGTCAACGAGAGCACCGTCACAGGTCACAACGTCACCAGCGGCTGCAAGAACCACGTCAACGTCGATAGCTGCATCAATGCCATCAGCATCAATTGCGGTACCAGTCGAGTTAGCCAAACCGAGGGTAAGAGTACCAGTACCTGTGAATGCGCTATCAGCCTTAACGTAGGCAGCAGTGACAATAGCATTAGCAGGAAGATGCGGTCGGTCAGCGTTAATATCAGCAGTACCAATCAGGTCCTGCGAGTCAAGGTCAACTTTCAGTACTTGCTTATCGTACTGGGAGGTGCCATCACCGGCAACAACCCCACGTTCAGCATTAAAGCGCACCAGAAGACCGTCATAGTTAGTCCAAGCCATTTTAGATTTCTCCTTCTAATTACACGGCGGTATTAGTAGCGATAGTCACCATGTTCTCGGGACGGTACAGCTTGGTACCATAACGAGCAGTAGTAACAAATTCGGTACGTTGTTTGTCTTTGTTCCATTCCATATCGACGGAAGGCTCTTGACGCCATGCGGCTTTCCACGGCAGGATATCACCGGCGGCAGAGAAAAAGTAGTTACCACGAGCAGTCACACCGGACAAGTCATTGGTGGTCGTACCGTCTTTTTCAGGCAGTGCGCCATCAAGGACTTGAGGCAGGAAGTTCGAAGTATAGACATCAAAACCATAGATGTTTTTAACAAAGGTCATACCGCTTGCCATACCTTTTTCAACGATACCTTCCCAACGGGGGTTGTTCGATACGTCTACAAGGTTAGTCAAGGTATTAATGGTGTATTCAACCGAAGGGTCCACGATAGCAACAAGGTTACTTTGAGGGACGTTAGCTTTCTTCAGCGAATGCAAAGCATAGGCAAAGTCAGCTACTTCGATACGTCCAGAGTTTCCACCGGACATACGGTGATAGGCACCGTTGATTGCACCTTGAGTATTGACCGAGTAGATAGCCTCGGGCTTCTCGAACATGGTCTTTTCAAAGTGCTCCATGATCGCACGGCGTTGCTTCGGAACGAACGAAGAGACAAGCTGGTTCATATAGAACCCGTCTTGTTCGGCTTTCTTCGTAATGTAGGTACCCGAAGACAGGTACTCGTCAATCTCGAAGGTCCACTCACCAGTGTCCATCGGACGGTAAGTAACCGAAGTATCTTCGGCATAGTCGTCTACTTGCGAGTCACCGACGGAAGGGATATGGAAAGTATCACCATCCGGGAAGTCAGTGATAATATCCACATACTTCATTCCCATCAGGTCTTCTTGAAGGACCTCCTTCAGTTCACGAGACCAGAGGTCAGCGCGAGTCAGCAAAGAGGTATTGCCAGTCGTCATACCAGACATTTAGATTTCTCCTAGAGTGTATTAAAATTTATCACCCAGTCGCACACGATCTTCAAACATTTGTTTTTGTACTGCGGCTGAGTAGTAGCGGTTAGGATTTTCTCTGCGTAGCTTTTGGTAGAAACCAAAGTCACGGTCAGAGGATTGATTAAAAGACACAGTCGAAGTATTGATCGTTCCACTTACGGAAGGATTAGACTTCTCTTTAATGTCCTCAACACCCAAGAGTTTGAAGAAAGCCGTAGGCGACTCAGATGCAATTTCAGCTAGGCGTTCTTTAGACATCCCTAGCCCATCTGAGCGTTTAGTTACCTCATCTTCTACTTCAGTCCCAAATACTTCAGTCAACTTAGCGTTAGCTGTGGTAAGGTTCTGTTCACGGGTCTTGTTAAGTTCATTAGTTGATAGTGTCTGAGAAATCAGGCTCTTTACGTCATCCTCGCTTAACCCTAGGTTGGTGTTACCTTTGTCTGTAGCGCCACTGTTATTGTCTGTTTTGTGTAATCCAGCAGGTTCCCCAGTGGAGGGCTTTGCCTGTCCTGCTTGTATCTGCTTCAAAAGTTCTTCAGTGTAATCCTTTTTACCCAAGTCTTCTCGAAGTTCTTGGGCCTGTTTCTCAAGGTTAGCAATATAGTCTTGTGCTGACTTATATCCTTTAGCAAGAGTCTCAGGGTCTTTCCACTGTTCACCTTTTTCAGCTACAACCTTATCTAGCCATCCTTCATCATTTGGTTTTGTTTCAGAAGGGTTTTGGTTGACACCGTTGTTGGACTGATCCCCTTGGTTAGAAGTACCGTCCGTATTGAAAAAACTCATTCTTCGTCCTTAATGGTTATAAGGTTTTTAATCCTTTTGAGCATTCTATTTGCTCCGTTAACATCCGCCTGCCTATGAGACCAAGATGGATCATCGTAGTTAGGGGAAGACTCCTCGTAGTATTCGTCGAGTACTTCATTCAAAGCTTCGAATGCTCTACGGTACGAGAGAATTTCTTTGATTCGTTGTTCCTTTTGTTCTTCAGGAAGACCCCGGAACCAGTTGTTGTTCATTTACGACCACCACGCCCACGGTTTAGGCCACGTTTTTCTTTACGTGGTTTAAGAGGAGTAGAGCCAGCCTTGTAGCCTTCAATCATTTTCTTGGCAGCCTTGTTAGGGCCTGACCGGCTCTTATTCTTTAGAGCTACTGTGGCTCCTCGTCCGGCCTTAGTCCGATCAACCATACTCTGAGCGGCTTTATTAGGGCCTGTACGTGCCCCTTGGACCTTTTTAGGTGTGGGGGCAACCCGAGGCTTAGTACGTGCCTTAACGGGCTTCTTAGGAGCTGTACGAGCCTTAGGACGTTTAGGGTCGTTGACTACTTTACCTCCAATCCAAATCCTCGCGGCTTTGATTGGTTCATCACGACCAGACGAACTGGCTACTTTAGTACCAGCCTTACCGATCTTGGCTGCTTTTACTTTATTCCTAGGGTCTGGCATTAGAGTCCTTGCTCCATTTTCATTTGTTGGTTTTCCATTACATCGGCTTCAGCATCACTTGCAGCTTCCTGAGTTTCCATCTGCTCAGTTACTCCGATGTTCTCACCGAATGCATCAGGCTCTCCAACTTCTTCAGTAAGTCTCTTAGCCAATGCCTTACCGCTGATGTGTACAGCAATACTTGGGTCAGAGGCTCTAATTTGGAGAAGACTATTAAGGTCTTGTACCTTTTGTGCTCTTTCAGCAAAATGACGAGCGCCAATAGGTACGATCTTGCCCTTGGAGACAATATCTTCTCTAGTAATCTCTTGGAACAAGAAAGCACCTGTAGGATCATCAAAAATCCTAATCTCTTCCCTGCTAGTCATACTCCTACGGGCAGCTTCCAACATGGTGTTGAGGATTGGTTCAATGAACTCGGCCTCAAGTTTAGCTGCTTTGTGTTGGAAGATACGTCCAGCTGAGTTTTGAAGAGTCTGAACTTCAAAGGCTGTCTTCTCGCCCGGAGTGCGAATACCCATAGCTTGCTTAGGGGCACCTGCAAGTTCTTCCATCTTACTTTCTAAGACGTTGATCTGCATGTCCGCTTGAAGGGCTGTAGCGTCAGGACGTAGGTGTTCTACCCTACCTTCTTCTCCTACGTAAATCTTAGAGCCGGGTTCGTACTTGTAGTCTTCTACATCCCCGTAGATTACTTGAATGGGGTAGGCGATAAGATCGAAGACATCAGCCTTAAGGTTCTCAAGGTGGTCGATACGGTACTGCATACCTACTAGGTTATCCAGAGGACCCATAGCGTAGAGGTTATCTTGACGATTACGCCAGCCGGCATGGTGGATAGGAGCCTCACCAAGCCAAGAATCAATCTCTTCGTCATAGATGACATAAGCTCTATCGACTACAATAACCTTACGGTTCTTTTTAAGTGTGCCGGAGGTAGGATCATAGATATCTCCAAAGTATGTAAGGAGTTCTATGTAACCTGAATTGTAGTAATTCTGGAGGGAGCTGAAACCATCTGCGATAAAACCTTCAGACTTCTCAGTAGAAGTTTGACCTGAGACTTCCCTACGGTTAGTTAGGATGCGATCAAAGACAGCACTGAAGTAGGTGTCTCCTTCAGCAATCTCTGATTTAAGTTCACCGAGAGATTTGAGAGACCGAATGATCTTTGGTGTCTCAGTGAAGTCAGATGCGATAGGGTTAAACACGATATCATACGGAGAGACACGTACAAGCTTAGGACCTAAGTACTTAGTTGTGGTCAGGCCAGTATCCGTGTCTACTACATAATCTCGCTCAAATTCAACAGAAGCAAAGCAATTACCATAAAGAATAAAATCGTCAATGAGCTTATCCATTGTAAGGGTGAATTTAGACTGCCTAAGCTTGTTCTCCATGTACGCTTGGATAACATTAGCTTTTTCTCTATCTAACCCGTCAGATGAGTCGGCTTCCCACTTCATCCATTTATTCTTAGGAAATAGAGCTGCCGTGTAGTTAGCCTTTAGGTTATCGTAGATTTGAGTAAGCTTAGGAGTAGTCGTGGAGTTAGACCAAGGAAGTTTACTGTTAGTCGTAGTACGAGTGTCAGTTGCATAGATATAATTACGCAGCTCTACTTTCTCATCCTTCCAACCTGAGCGGTAGTTATCCCACTCATGCCACTTATTAGCAATGTCAGACGCTAAGATGTCTGGGCTAATAAGGCTTTGTACGTCTAATGTAGGACCACTCATTTAGAAACTTCTTCCGCCAAATCTTGAATGCCAGACAACATTGTCTTCATGCTCCATTGACCCTCTCATCCGTTGTGCTGGCTTAACGGCTCCTTCAATGCAAGTAGCTAAGGCATCCTTAACATCATCGTGTGGAGGGTTTTTAGTTACTAATTCATCCTCTAGGACCTGAGTATTACCACCTCTATAATGGAAGACCTGAAGGTTATCATATCGAGGAATAAGGATAGCTTCCATACGTTCCTCTTTAGAGCCTTGGTGCCTAGTCGGTCTCACCTCTTCAATCTTAATGGAAAGACCATGAGGGGCGAAGTAGTCTTGCTTAAGGCTCTTAACGATTGCAGCCTGAGCTGCTGTAACCTCAGCCATAAGCTTTTTAAAGGACCACTTGTTATAAAGAGCTAAGATACTTTTAAAGTACTCAGAAATCTTATCTGTCCTAAACCTATCAATGTCTAAGACATAGACATTATTGTCAGCGTCTACTCCTACGACTACAATGGCTGTGTAGTCAGCTGTTTGTCTTAGGGAGTAGGCGAAGTCGATAGAGGCTACTAGGTTAAGACGAGCACCTTTGTAGTACCAGTGACCACTCTCTTGCTTAAGAAACTTACGGTCAAAGTACTGGAACTTATCGTAGTCGATAGGACGAGAGTCAGGGTCAGAGGGATCATTGTAGTACTGTGCTCTGAACTGCATTCTATCTAAGTACTGACCACGTTTCTTAGCGAGTACTTGAATGTTAAAGCCGAACCATTTACCATCTCTACGTTGCTTACGAGGCCAAAGGAATTGACCTGTACCATCTCCTCTATCTTCTACAGGTCTTTCGTAGATTTCATAGATTTGATCTTCACTGATCTTCTCGCCACTCACATCGTAGATATCCTCATGCATCTCTAGCATATCGTTGTAGAGGTCACGGGGGTGGTAACGAGTACCTACAACCCACTCTTTAGCTCCAGCTGTTTCGATGGATGACAACAGAGAGTACTGGCTTCTTACTTTATTTCTACCTTCTTCATTGTAGGCGTTCTCTTGTACAACCACATCATCTAGTACTGCGATGTCACAATGGAGACCTGTTATGGAGGTTGTAAGACCAGCTGTAAAGATAGATGGGTCTCGTACGTTCTCAGACTTACGCTGAGGGTGGTCTAATGCAATTTCTGAGTTAGTCCACTTAGCTCTCTTACCCTCTTCTTTATTAATGTGGAGAGGCCAGTAGTTCCTGTAGATTTCAGAGGTTAGAATACCTTTAATAAAGGTTAGCTGTTTCTCAGCAAGATTAGAGGTAGCTGAGATGTACAAGATACGAAGAGTAGGGTCCTTAGTGAGTTCCCAAGCCACCCTATAGGCTACATGTCTAGACTTTCCGTGGTCACGTGGAAAGAGAAGGAGTTGGTGTGTCCTACCCTCTTCTCTTGTCCACCATTGGATAACCTCTTTATGGCAGTTCCCTAGGACTTCAGTAGGTGCAACTAGACTGATGAAAACCTCTAGGCTTTGTTCAGCCGCTAGTCTAATTTCATCTTTAGTCGACAAGAATCAAGAGTCCTTAATGAAGATAAAGCCAGTCAGTACCGTTAAAGGCAAACCTGCTTGAGGTAGTATTAGCTACGTTACGGAGTAATGTAGTATCGTGGTTACGAACAACTAAGTCGAAAGCGCCTGCACCCACGTTAGATATTGTGACAATCTCACCGTCGTAGCGATCAGTATCGAATAGGGTTACAGTGCGATCAACTGTGAGTGTGCCGTTATGGTAGAGGACAGTGGTACCTGAATAGATGTTGACGCCCGAGTCTGTGGAGATTGTTTGGACTGAGACAACAGAAGCAATTGAGCCTAGCCCCGATACGCGAAGTTGGAGAGGACTATACTTCTGCCTAACAGTGTGTGTACCGTTAGCCAGGATTACATCGTTATGTGCAATCTGAGGTTCCCAATGAACCATGTAGCGGTTGTTACGGATTTCTACCCAACCTTGGCCTGCCCCTGTGATCGTCATGGATGGGACAACAGTGCCGTCATTCATCATAACAATATCTCGCCCATTGCCGTTTAGGGTAACAGTATCAGAGTTGACAATCTGGAAGAAGGAGAAATGTCGTCCATTATCGTTCAGCAAGGTGTTGATTTTACCGTCTAGCTCAAGTGTGGTAGCACCAGCTAATTTGTAAATTTCACCTCGTGCATGTTGTCCATCACGGATGACAAGAGTATATGACTCTGTATCGGCTAATGACTTAGCTAAGTACCCACGGTAGCCGAGACGTTCCCCAATGAATGAAGTACCAAGGATATCTTCAGGAGCTGGAATAGCTAGGTCTTCGATACGCTTATCAATCAAGACGCCTGAGGCACCAAAGATTAGGGCCTTAGTAGTACGAGCACCACGTTCACCTGCTTCCTTAAGGGAGGCCGAGTTTAGGTGGTTAATGATAACACCACCAGTGACACCCGCTAGGTCATGAGTAGGGACGTTCATGTAGGTATGAGGATTCTCTCTGATAGCTTTCTCAATGGAGGAGGAGCGGAGAGACTGCTGCGTAGCTGCTAGACCTGTATACAGTCCATACAGGGAGAAGGGCATGACACGGGAAGCTACGGGAGACAGACCAGCCCCTTTGATCTCAGAGTAGAGGTAGTTGAGTTCAGAGATGTAGATGTCTTCAGGAGTATCAGCATCCGACTCACCTTGGAACCAAGCACCTGCGTGGAACTGGGTAATGGTGGGGTTAGTAGCAGTAGAGACAGCATCAGTGATCTTCTTGAACTGTACTCTGTTGGAGTCACTAATAGTTCTGTCTGTAGTAATAGGAACACCAGATGCATAGCCACCACCAGTCCATTCACTAATCTCGGTACCACCAGCAACTGTAAGTACCATGTAGACTGTGACATCTAATTCAACTGCTAGCTTATATGCGTGGTGTACACCCGCGCAGTTAGAGCCGTTGACGTTGAAGGGGTCAGAGCCTTGGAGACCTAAGGCATCTGCCCAGAGACCTGAATCTGGGATGTAGACATAGACTTTACCTGCTTCTGTAATCCAGTCAGTGCCTGAACCACCATCAGAGCCTTTAGCATTGGATTGACCACCCCAGAGGAGGAAGTAAGGGTCGGGATAAGCAAACCAAGCGGCGGCTTCTTCAGTAGCTGCTTGGGCTTCTTCAGTAGCTGCTTGGGCTTCTTGGGCAGATACGGCTGCTGATTGAGCTACATCAACTAAGTCATTAACTGAGTTACCTTGGATGTCAATATCTTGGGCATAGACTACATTAGTATTCAAAATATTATTTGAATTAAGGTCTACATCAGCATTCATTGCGTTAGGTGTACTCCCGTCTATAGACAGGGTATTATCTAACTTATCATTAATAGCGTTAAGATTATTATTAATCTCATTGGCATTGTTAACGGTGTTGGTGACAGGTGTGAGAGAAGCTTTTTTAGCCATGATGTTTACTGAAGGTGTCCCTGAGATTTAAGTCGTTCAAAGTCTGATTTATAAGAGTTAGCTGCTACCTCAGATGTTTCCTTAGAGGCTGCCCTCTTTTTAGGTGTAGTCTTATCTTTCCAAGGCTCTTGAATTAGGTACCTAGAGGCTGCGAAGGCATTCTTCCCGTCATCTTCTACTTCTTTAACGATAGACTTAAAGGCTTTACGCTTACGGTGTACTTCAGCTAGTTGTCTCCACTTAGCTACAGCCTCTCGAATCTGACTATTAGCTTTAGACAGAAACTCCCAGTATACGTAGTCTCCAAAGACTTCTTCAGCAAAGGTAAGCTCTGTAGCGTCATCTACGCAGTACTGGACATAAAGGTCTTGTAGGCGGATGTAGTCGTCTCTGTGGGATGACAAGGTGAAGATAGGTTTGTCACCAGTCCTAGAGGTTTCAATGAAAAGGCTTGAGGTCTTCCTGATGCCTTGAGAGGTAAGGTAGTCCTCTTTCTTCAGAAGTGGCATGAGGGGGCGGCCTTTCTTTTTAAAGGGGAGACAGGTATATAGTATATACTATAGTGTTTAAAGTTACTTAAAGTATTTATTTTTAACTTTAAGTCTATTTTAATTACATAAGTTAATTTTAGTTCTTTAAGTCTATTCTAGAATCTTAAGAACTTTAAGTTCTGAATGTTAACTTAAGTTAAACTTTATATACCCTATAAGTATAATTATACACCTTACAAGAGGGGATGTCAAGTACTTTATGAAGCTATGCGAAATCTATAAATTTTACCGAGAAAATCTTAAGGTTTGTTTCTATGTAAGAAGGATACCCCCAAACCCCCTGCTCCCCCCTCCATAAACTAGAGGGTATACATACTATGAGCTAACATATATTTAGCCAAGACTGATTATTAGTTGGCTAACAATACACATGCGAACTATATGTAGGCTTATTATTAGATAGCTAACTATATATATAT